GGATCGTTCAAGCCCGGCGGCAACCTCGCCCCCGAGCACCCCCAGCCGATCGTGGTCGAGGCCACGCCGGAGGCGGGCGCGGTGTTCGATGCGCTCGCCGCGATGGTGGACGCCGAGCTTGGCAAGCCGGACGAGACGGGGCGGTCGCTGTGGGCGCGGGCCGAGGAGAAGGCCTGCCGACTCGCCCTCATCTACGCCTGCTCCGCGAACGCTCCGAAGCCGGTGATCGATGAGGACGCCGCCCGTTGGGCATGCGAGCTGTCGTCGTACCTGACGCGGCGGATGCTCTACATCGCCCACGAATGGGTCGCCGACGGCGTCTTCGATGCGAGGCAGAAGCGAGTGGTCCGGGTAGTGCGCAAGGCGGGTGGAAAGATCTCCCGCAGTGAACTCTGCCGCAAGACGCAGTGGCTGACCCAGCGGGAGCGGCAGGAAGTGATCGACAACCTCTTGGAAACCCAGCAGTTGCGGCAGGAGGAGGAATCCTCCGCGACGCGGCCGAAGGTGGTGTATGCGCTGCCCTGAACCGAATCTTTCAATCTTTCACCTGTTCACCGCGCGCGCAAGCGGTACGCGCGGGCACGGGCGTAAGGGAGGTATTGAAAGATTGAAAGATCTCTCTCTTTCATCATGTACTTCCCCCCTCCCGCCCCGCCGCCCCCATGCAGGTCGCGTGCCAGGGAGCGCCTACCGCGAGCCCAACAGCCGCAAGCCTAACGGCGGGGGCAAGGGGGTCGGTAGGTACTTCCCCGCCTGCGTCGCGTTGCTACGCCCGCGGGAACAGCCGCGCTTGGCGACAGAGTTTGTTTCGCGCGTCCGGGCGGGGGACGAGCGTCTGGCGGGGGTGGTACGCCGCGTCGCGAGGAACGCGACGTGGGCCAACGTGGGCGGACCCGTGGCCAACGGGCGTGGCCCGTAGCGGCGGGGAATCGGGCGGATGAGCCGCCCCGGACGGGCCCGTAGCCTGAGCGATCCATCAAGCGAGCCAGCGATCCCCGGACCCGTCGGCATGTGCCGCGGGCCATGACGACGCCCCCGCGCCGGCGCATGCCGCCGCGCGCTTCGACGGAGATCGCCGTGAACATCGAGATGCTCCCCATCGACGCGGTCAAGGAATACGACCGCAACCCCCGCACCATCAGCGACGCCGCGATCGACGCTGTCGCCAAGTCGATCCAGGCGTTCGGGTTCAAGATTCCGATCCTGATCGACGCCGACGGCGTCATCATCGCCGGACACACCCGGCTCCGCGCCGCGCGGAAGCTCGGGTTGAAGGAGGTGCCGACGATCCGCGCCGACGACCTCACGCCGGAGCAGGTCAAAGCGCTGCGCATCGCCGACAACAAGGTGGCGTCGCTGACGTCGTGGGACATGGAACTCTTGCCCATCGAGCTCGCCGACCTCAAGGGCGTCGACTTCGATCTGGCGGTGCTCGGCTTCAGCGCTGAGGACCTCGCGGCGATCATGGCTCCCGCAGGCAACGAAGGGCTCGTCGACCCCGACGACGTGCCCGCGCCGCCCGACGCCGCGACGACAGTCCCCGGCGACATCTGGGTGCTCGGCAACCACCGCCTGATGTGTGGTGACTCGTCCAGGCCCGAGGATCTGGACCGGCTGCTAAATGGCCAGCCCATCCACCTCGTCAACACCGATCCGCCATACAACGTGAAGGTCGAGCCGCGGAGCAACAACGCGATCGCGGCGGGGCTGTCCTCGTTCACGGCGACGCAGCGCAAGGACGCGAGCGCCGGCGACCAGCAGTCGGCGGACCTGCACCGCTACCCCGAGAAGTCGAAGCCGACGCACAGGAAGCTCCGGGCCAAGGACCGGCCGCTGGCGAACGACTTCGTGTCCGACCAGGAGTTCGACCGCCTGCTCGCGGCGTGGTTCGGGAACATCGCCCGCGTGCTGATTCCCGGCGGTGGGTTTTACATCTGGGGCGGTTACGCGAACTGCGCCAACTACCCGCCCGTGCTCAAGGCGATGGAGTTGTACTTCTCGCAGGCGGTGATCTGGGTCAAGGAGCACCCAGTCCTCACGCGCAAGGACTTCATGGGCAACCACGAGTGGTGCTTCTACGGCTGGAAGGAGGGCGCGGCGCACCGCTTCTTCGGGCCGAACAACGTGCCGGACACATGGAGCATCAAGAAGGTCAACCCGCAGAGCATGGTTCACTTGACGGAGAAGCCGGTGGAACTGGCCCGCCGCGCGATCGAGTACTCGTCGCGGCCTGGCGAGAACGTGCTCGACCTCTTCGGCGGAAGCGGCAGCACGCTCATCGGCGCGGAGATGACGGGGCGGCGGGCGTACCTGATGGAACTCGACCCGCTGTACTGCGATGTCATCGTGCAGCGCTGGGAGAAGTTCACGGGCCGCAAGGCGGAGCGGGTGGGCTCGAACGCTGTGACCGAAGAGAAAGCCGCGACGAGCGTCGCGGCTGGGAGCGGGGCGTGATGGCCGCCTCACTCGTCGATGGTCGGGAGCGGGCCGTCGGTCGCTTCGTCCCACTCAAGGGCGTAGCGCTCGGCGATGTCCTCGAGGTCGTGCTCGGTCAGGTAGTCGGCGGTCTTCCGCTCCTGGCAGGCGGCGACCGCCCGCGCAAGATCCGTCCACTCCTCGATTGTGAGCATCTGGTCCTGGCGTGCGCCGAGCAGGTAGAGCGCGGCCTGGAGCACGGCCTCGAGTTGCGCTTCGCGGTTGGGGGCGGGCGTCGCGGTCATGGCTCAGGCTCCCTTCCCCGCCACAAACACGCCGCGCTCGTGCTTCTTGAAGCGGGCGGCCGTGCCCTTGGCGGCGATCTCGCGGATGATGGCGGCGTAGAGCGTGGCCTCGGGTGTCTTCCCGCCAGGGCTCTTCCAGAGGCCCTTGGCCTCCATCGCGGCGATCATCTCCTTGGCCCGCATCGGCACCTCGCTCGCGGCGAGCACCTGGGCCGCCGCGTCGAGAGCGCTGACCCGCTTGGGCTTGACGGGATTCGGAGTCTTCGGTGTCTTGGGCGTCTTCGCGGCCTTCTCGCCCTTGCCTTTGGCGGGCTCGGCAGGCTTCCCGTCCAGACGGTCCTTGATCTCGGCGAGCGCCGCCTTGCGGAGGCGTTCGGTCTTGGCCGCCCCATCGGCACGGGCGGCGCTCTTGGACTTCGCGGGCGTGCGGGTCTTCGGGCTCTTCTTGGTCTTTGTACTCATGGTCATCTCCGGAACGGTGGTGCGGAACTCCGCCGCACGCTGCGGCGAGGAAGCGTGGCGGTCGCGGTTCCCCGCGACGCCGCGTGGGTTGGATCAGCAGCCCGCGACGCGCTCGATCTCGTTGAGCACGTCGTGGACCATCGAGTTGGTGGCGGCGGCCCGGCCGTGGCGGTCCTTGCCGTACACGAACTTCGCGACCTCCAGGGCCTTCGCGTAGCGCTCCTCGCGCGGTTCATCGCGACCGACCTCGGCGATGATGTGGTCGTGCACTCCGTCGCGGCGGGTGAAGCGTTCGACGCTGACCTGCGCTCCCGCGTCGGTGCGGGAGATCTTCACGCTCTCGTCGGCCCCCTCGATCACAATGCGTTTGATGTTCATGGGTGTGCTCCTTGTTCACTCGGCGTCGTTCAGGAACTCGATGACCTGCTCGGGGTCCATCCCGCTCATGAACCCGACCAGGTTGATCAGGTCTTCGCGGACCTTCCCGAGGTCACCGGTCAGCCCCCAGTTCCGCGCGTCGGCCTTGGCGCGGTCGGCGTGCTTGTCCAGTTCCATCTGGAGGACGTCCAGCAGGCGTGCGATGTTGCTGCGCCGGGAGGCGTACATCTCGGCGGCGGTGGGTTGCGGAGGGGCCAGCTTCGGGTTGTGCTTGCGTGCGTTCATCTATGTGCTCCTATGCGATGGGGTGCTCTGGTAAACAGCGAAGCCCGCGTTTCGCGGGCTTCAGGGGGCGGGCAGTTCAGGATTTCGCGGGCTTGTCGGGGCCTCCTCGCGGGCGGCCTCTCGTGCCGCGTCGCTCCGGCCTTGGCGGTAGCCGGTGTGCAGGCCCTCGTGGTACCCGGCCTCGAAGGCGTGGCGGACCAGGTCGCGGATCGACCAGACCGGGATCTCGTGGAAGTCGAGGCTGTCGCTCTTGCGGGTGTCGAGCGTTTCGAGCAGCAACTCGACCTTGGCCCACTCCAACTCGGCATCAAGCGCCTTCTGCTTGCTGATCCCGTCGAGGCTCGGCTTGGCGCTCTTCTTGCTGTTCTTCGGGGCGTTCATCGTCGTGGTCTCCGTCGCGGGTGTGGTTGGGGGGCGACCCGCGTTGTGACACACGAAGCCATGACATCCGCCACGAGGCAAGGCAAACCGCAGCGGTTTCTCCGTCATTCGGCGAAAGGTGGGCAAGTTCGCGCAGCATGTGGGCAACTCCGCGCGGGAGGTCCGCGATGACTCCCGAACACGCGCCTAGTCCCGCCCCCCATGCCACACATGCCGCCGGGCACGGGATGTCCCGGCTCAACCCCGGCGCGCTGACGGTGGCCGATGCCGCGCGGGTGCTCACGCGTCTGGGCGGGAAGGCCGTGACGGAGGAGATGCTCCGCGCGGACCTCGACGCCGGCGCGCCGACGAGCGCGGATGGAACGATCAACCTCGTGCACTACGCCGCGTGGATCGTGAAGGAGATGTCTGCTGGTGGCGATTGACCCACGCCAACTCAAGCCGGGTGAGCTCGCACGGCTCCTTAACAGCACGCCGCAGGGCGAGGTGATCAGCGAGCGGCAGCTCCACCGTCACCGGACGCGCGCGGGCTTCCGTGTTGCCGCTGACGGCGACGCGGGCAGGGTCGATCTGTTCCGCTACGTCGCCTGGCTTGTGACGACGCGGCACGAGGCGCTCGCCGAGGCGGCCCGCCAGCCGGAGGGGCTCACCGGTTACGAAGCGATGAAGGAGCGGGCGCGGCTCCGCAACGCGATGCTCTCGCTCTCGGGGCGAGACATCGGCGATCTGCCTGCGATCGCCGACCCCGCTCGGAGGGCGCGGGCCGCGAAGGACTTTCGGTACTTCTGCGAGACGTACTTCGGGCAAACGTTCCACCTGAAGTGGTCCGACGACCACCTGAAGGTCATCGCGAAGATTGAACAGGCGGTACTCGAGGGCGGGCTCTTCGCGATGGCGATGCCGCGCGGCAGCGGCAAGACCAGTCTGTGTGAGGTCGCGTGCCTCTGGGCGTTGCTCTTCGGGCACCGCGAGTTCGTTGCGCTCATCGGCTCCGATGAAGAGCACGCCGCGGGGATGCTCGACTCGATCAAGGCGGAGCTGGAGAACAGCGAGATCCTCGGGGCTGACTTCCCCGAGGTCTGCCACCCGATCCGGTCCCTGGAGGGCATCCACCAGCGGGCCTCGGGGCAGCTCTACCAGGGCCGGCAGACGCACATCGGGTGGACGGCAAGAGAGATCATCCTTCCGACCATTGCCGGTTCCGTGGCATCGGGCGCCATCATCCGTGTCGCCGGGATCACCGGCCGCATCCGCGGCATGAAGCACAAGCGGGTCGACGGCGTGAGCGTTCGGCCCTCGCTTGTGCTCATTGACGACCCGCAGACCGACGAGAGCGCCCGCTCCCCATCGCAGTGCGCCAACCGCGAGCGCATTCTCGCTGGCGCGATCCTGGGCCTAGCCGGCCCAGGCAGGAAGATCGCCGGGCTGATGACGCTGACCGTCGTGCGCCCCGACGACCTGGCCGATCGCATCCTCGACCGGGACAAGCACCCGCAGTGGCAGGGCGAACGGACGAAGATGGTGTACTCGTTCCCTTCCGCAGACCGACTGTGGGCTGAGTACGCCCGCCTGCGGGCCGAGGGGCTCAAGGCCGATCGGGGCGGAGCGGAAGCGACCGCGTTTTACAAGGCCAACCGGGCGGAGATGGATGCCGGCGCGGCGATCGCCTGGCCCGAGCGATTCAATCACGACGAGCTGTCGGCCGTGCAGCATGCGATGAACCTGCGGCTGCAGAACGAGGCCGCGTTCCTCGCCGAGTACCAGAACGAGCCGCTGCCCGAGATCGAAGTCGCGGACGACCTGCTCAGCGCCGATCAGATCGCCGCCCGGGTCAATGGGCATGCCCGAAGCCTGGTGCCCTTGGGGTGTTCTCACCTGACGATGTTTGTGGATGTGCAGGGCAAGGCCCTGTTCTACGTCGTCGCGGCGTGGGAGGACGACTTCACCGGCTCCGTCATCGAGTACGGCACGGAGCCGGATCAGAAGACCCCTCCTGGGGCATACTTCACGCTTCGCGACCTCAAACGCACGCTCGGCTCCGCTGCCCCTCGCGCGGGTGTGGAGGGCGCGATCTACGGCGGGCTGGAGCGGCTGATCGAGGGGACGGTCGGACGCGAGTGGCGGCGCGACGACGGCGCGATGGTCCGGATTGACCGTTGCCTGATCGACGCCAACTGGGGCTCCTCCACCGATGTGGTGTACCAGTTCTGCCGCCAGAGCCCGCACGCCAGCGTGCTCACGCCGAGCCACGGTCGGTATGTCGGGGCGAGCAGCGTGCCATTCAGCGACTACAAGCGCAAGCGCGGCGAGCGCATCGGTCTGAACTGGCGCGTACCGGTCGTCACCGGCAAGCGGGCCGTGCGGCACGTGCTCTTCGACACGAACTTCTGGAAATCGTTCGTGCACGCCCGGCTGAGCGTGCCGATGGGCGATCCCGGCTGCTTGTCGCTCTTCGGGCAACGGCCCGAGCATCACCGGCTGCTGGCGGAACACCTGACCAGCGAGTACCGCGTTCGCACCGAGGGACGCGGCCGCACGGTCGACGAGTGGAAGCTGCGCGTCGATGGGCTCGACAACCACTGGCTGGACGGATTGGTGGGCTGTGCGATCGCGGCGTCCATGCAGGGTGCGGTGCTCTTCGGCACTGACCAGAAGGTCGCGGCTCGACCGCGTCTGAGACTCTCGGCGCTCAAGGAGCGGCCGCGATGAAGCGCACACCGCCCGCAAAGCCAGCGGCTGATGGCAAGCCGAAGGGGCTTGCGTGTCCCACCTGCGGGTGCCAGCACTTCGAGGTGCTGTACACGCGAGCGACGTTCATGGGCACGATCCGCCGGCGCCGGCAATGTCGCCATTGCGGTCGCCGAGTCACGACCTCCGAGCGCCTGGGAGCCTGACACGGTCGTCGAGGTTCTACCGGTGGAACAAACCGGTCCATTGGTGCCGCGAAGCGGGCAGATCACTTGGCCGCTGCATAGGGAGCCCGTGTGGGGCCGTTCGATGCGGCCCTCCGGAGTGCCCCAATGCCCGACCCCGAACTTGAGCAGGCCATTCGCGACAACGCGTCGCAGCCCGCAAAGGCGGCGGTGGACGGCCAGTCCGTCGAGCAGCACCCGCTGAAGGACCAGATCGAGGCCGACCGCTACCTCGCGTCCAAGGACGCCGCGAGGAAGCCCGGCCTCGGCATCAAGTTCGCCAAGATCGTCCCCCCCGGCTCCGTCTGACCTGCACCACCGATGCTCAAGACCATCGCCAACCTGCTGAATCGAAACGGCCGTCCCGCCGAGCGGAGCACGGACGCTCCGCGCGGCGGCCGGGGTCGACGGGTCGTGATGGCGAAGTTCGACTCGGCACAGACGACCTCCGACAACCGGAAGCACTGGGCCAACGCGGACGGCCTCTCGCCCAACGCGGCGGTGAATCCCGAAGTTCGGCGGATCCTCCGGAACCGCGCGCGGTACGAGGTTGCCAACAACTCCTACGCCAAAGGGATCGCCCTCACCCTCGCCAACGACACCATCGGCACCGGTCCTCGGCTGCAGATGCTCACGGATGACGCCGATGCCAATGCCCGCATCGAGGACGCGTTCGAGACGTGGTCCCGGGCGGTGGACCTTGCCGGCAAGCTCCGAACCATGCGGCTGGCGCGGGCCGAAAGCGGCGAGGCGTTCGCCCTCCTGGTCAACAACCCCGCGATCGCGTCATGGGGATCGCCCGTCTCCCTTGACCTCAAGCTCATCGAGGCGGACCAGGTCTGCACCCCGCTGCTGCGGCGCGGGCGCACCGACGAAGTCGACGGGATCGTGCTCGATCAGTGGGGAAACCCCTCTGCCTACCGCGTGCTGAAGCGGCATCCCGGTGACAGCGGGCTTCTCCGTGCCCCCATCGACGACCTGACCGCCTACGACACGTTCGCAGCGTCAGCCGTCGTGCACTACTTCCGCTCCGATCGGCCCGGGCAGCTCCGCGGCATCCCGGACATCACGCCGGCTCTCCCGCTGTTCGCGCAGCTGCGCCGGTACACGCTCGCGACCATCGCCGCCGCCGAGACGGCCGCCAACTTCGCCGCCGTGATCTACACCGACGCTCCTCCCAACGGCGAAGCCGACCCGCTGGAGCCGATGGATGAGGTCGAGCTCGAGCAGCGCCTGGCGACGGTGCTCCCCGGCGGCTGGAAGCTTGGGCAGGTCCACGCTGAGCAGCCGACGACCACCTTCGGCGAGTTCAAACGTGAGATCCTCAACGAGATCGCCCGCTGCCTGAACATGCCGTTCAACGTCGCGGCGGGGAACTCCTCGGGTTACAACTACGCCAGTGGCCGCCTGGACCACCAGGTGTACTTCAAGAGCATCCGCGTCGAGCAGCACCACCTGCAGCTCGCGGTGCTCGACCGACTCCTCAAAGCGTGGCTCAACGAAGCCGTGCTCGTTGAGGGGCTGCTCCCGCAGTCGCTCCGTGAGCGCGGGGTAGCGCTGCCCGAGCACGCATGGTTCTGGGATGGCGTCGAGCACGTCGATCCCGCCAAGGAAGCGACCGCCCAGGCCACGCGACTGGCCAACCACACGACCACGCTCGCCGCTGAGTACGCCCGCCAGGGGCGTGACTGGGAGCAGGAGCTCCGCCAGCGTGCCAAAGAGCTCGTGCTCATGGATTCACTCGGACTGACCCCCGCCCCCCAGACCACCGCGGCTCCCGCGGGCAACGCGCCTGCACCCACAGAGGACGACACCGATGGCAACGACGACTCCGACCGCTCCCGCTCCGAAGACTCGGCTCGCGCCCAGGCGTCTGTGGCTTGAGGCCGCTGCTGCGCCCGCGGGCACCTCTCCGCTCACGCTCACTGGCACGGCGGAGATCACCGCCATCGCCGCTGGCGCTGATGCCGAGAAGGCCTTGCCGCGGTTCAAGATGCTGGCGTACACGGGTGGTGCCATGCGCGTCGCCGGGTGGCGCCACCCCGTGGTTCTTGATCTCGCCGGGCTGTCGGTCCCGTCGCAGAATCGCCCCATCCGCTTCGCGCACGATCCGGCCGCGGGCGTCGGTCACACCGACGCGATCAAGGTCGAGGGCGGCCAGCTCGTGGCGACCGGTGTCATCTCGCGCGACACCGCGACCGCCCGCGAGGTGGTCGCGTCCTCGCGGAACGGTTTCCCGTGGCAGGCGTCCGTCGGCGCCAGCGTCGAGGAGTTCGAGTTCATCCGCGAGTCACAGAAGGCGATCGTGAACGGCCAGGAGTTCGCCGGCCCCGTCAACGTAGTCCGCAAGGCCACGCTGGGCGAGATCAGCTTCGTCGACCTCGGCGCCGACGGGCGCACCTGCGCCTCCATCGCCGCCCAGCAGGGCGGTGGCACTCCGGCGGGCGGTGATGCCGACCCCGCGCCCGGCGCCGGCGCTGCCGCGCTCCGCGCCGAGGCCCTCGCGGAGACCAGCCGCATCGCGGCGATCCGGAAGGTCTGCGCGGGTAAGCACCTGGACATCGAGGCTCAGGCCATCCGCGATGGCTGGGATGCGACCCGCACGGAGCTCGAGGTGCTCCGCGCCAGCCGCCCCAAGGCCCCGGCCATCCACGCGCCCGACACGAGCATCACGGGCGAGGTGCTCGAAGCCGCGTGCTTCCAGAGCGCCAAGCTCGAAGGCATCGAGAAGGTCTGCTCCGCGCAGGTGCTCGAGGTGGCGTCGAAGCGGTTCCAGAGCGGGCTGGGTCTGCAGGAGCTGCTCATCGAGGCCGCCATCGCCAACGGCTACACCGGCCGCACCTTCCGCGACAGCCGCCGCGTCCTCGAGGCCGCCTTCGGACGGGGCATCGAGGCGGGGATGACCATCATCGACGTGGGCGGCATCCTCTCCAACGTCGCCAACAAGTTCCTGCTCGAGGGCTTCTTCAGCGTCGAGCGCGTGTGGCGGAGCATCTGCGCCGTCCGCAACGTGAGCGACTTCAAGACGGTCACAAGCTACCGCCTGGTCGGCAAGGACCAGTACGAGCAAGTCGCCCCGGGCGGCGAGCTCAAGCACGGCACCCTGGGCGAGGAGACCTACAGCAACAAGGCCGACACCTATGGTCTGATGCTGTCGATCGACCGCCGCGACATCATCAATGACGACCTGGGCGCCATCACAACCGTGCCCCGCAAGCTCGGCCGCGGCTCGGGCCTCAAGATCAACGACGTGTTCTGGACGGCGTTCATGAACAACGCCGCGTTCTTCGCCGTCGGCAACAAGAACTTCATCTCGGGCGCGGACACCGCGCTGGGCATCGACGGCCTCACCAAGGGAGAGGTCACGTTCATGGACCTCGTGGACTCCGACGGCAAGCCCACGGGCGTCATGCCGTCGATCCTCCTGGTGCCGACGGCGCTCTCAGCAGTTGGCACGCAGCTCTACAAGAGCATCGAGATGCGAGACACCACGGCGAACACCAAGTTCCCCGTGGCCAACCCGCACCAGGGCAAGTTCCGCATCGAGGTCAGCCGGTACCTGTCTAACGCGCTCTACACCGGCAACTCGGCCAAGGCGTGGTACCTACTCGCCGACCCGAGCGACCTGCCGGTCATCGAGATGGCGTTCCTCAACGGACAGGAGGCCCCGACCATCGAGACCTCCGACGCGGACTTCAGCCAGCTCGGCGTGCGGATGCGCGGGTACCACGACTTCGGCGTCGCACTGCAGGACCCCCGCGGCGGCGTGAAGAGCAAGGGTGAAGTCTGATGGCGGATGAAGTCCCGATTGGTGGTGGGAAAGAGGGCGACATTGAGCCCGGTGGACCAGGTGGCCCTGGACCTGGCGCAGGAGGATCAACGATGGCGACGACGTTTGTTCACGAGGGCGACGCGATCGACTACACCCCGGGGGCCGACACCCCGGCGGGTACCGTGGTCGTGCAGAACGAGTTGGTTGGAGTCACGGGCGCGGCTATCAAGGCGGGCCAGCTCGGCTCGCTCGCGGTCGCGGGCGTGTTCGACTTCCCCAAGGCCGTGGGCGTCGGCACCGGCAATGTCGTCGGCGGCCTGGCCTACTGGGACAACACCAACAAAGTTGCCACCAAGACCGCCACCGGCAACAAGCTCATCGGCAAGCTCGTCAAGACCGCCGCGGACGCGGACACGGTCATGCGCATCCGCATGTCGCAGTAAGGAGCGCTCCCTGTGGCGGACCTGCTCGAACAGGGCGCGGCGTTCCTGGACGACCAGCGGCACAAGCACATGAGCCGCACCGTGGTGTACCAGCGCGGGGCCGAAGCCAAAGAGGTCCTGGCGACCATCGGCAAGACCGAATTCGAGCAGGCCGACGACGCGGGGCTGATCCACCGCGTCGAGTCGCGGGACTTCCTTGTGCGGACGGCGGAACTGGACGTCGGGGCCGGTCCGATCATCCCGCGTGCCGGAGACCAGGTGCGAGAGGCGGTTGGGGCGCAGGTGTTCGTGTACGAGGTCAACGCGCCGGGCGGGCAGCCCGCGTTCCGGTACAGCGACCCGTTCCGCAGAGTTCTTCGGATTCACACCAAGCACATCGCCACGGAGACAACGTGACCAACGGGAATGGACAGAACGGGACCAAGGCGAGGTGGGCGGGCGTGCTGGTCACGGTAGTGCTCGCCGCCGGCGCGATGACTGTGCAGTGGGGCGTGGTGACCACCAAACTCCAGCAGGTCGAGAAGCGCCTCGACGAGTTCATCGGTGAGGCGCGCTCGATCCGCACCGACTATCAGGCGATGGAGCGCCGCGTCTCTTACCTGGAAGGCAAGGTGGCGGGCCTGAACGCGGCGCTGGAGGCCCGTCCATGAGCACCATCGCCGGCATCGCCGACGCCATCACCGCGTACATCAACACGGGAACGTTCTCCCAACCGGTGAACGCCGTGCGGATGTACCAGCCCGCGTTCACGCTGGAGGAGTTGGCCGACCTGCGCGTCTCGGTCGTGCCCCGGACCACGGCGATCACGGCCGCCAGCCGCGACAGCAGCGTGTTCGAGTGCGTGATCGACGTGGGTGTGCAGAAGAAGCTCTCCGCCGAAGGTGCGGAGGGCGAGATTGACGCCCTGCTTGACCTGGTCGAAGAGATCACGGACCACCTGCGCCAGAAGCGACTGTCGGATGCGCCGGAGGCGGCATGGGCCGGCATCGCCCACGAGCCTGTGGTGTCGAGCGAGTCGCTGGAGCAACACCGGGTGTTCACGAGCGTCCTGAGCGTCACGTACCGGGTGCGGAGGTAGCCGTGCGGAACATCGTGTTTATCAAGGTGGAGCTTGAGGAGAGCGACCGGCCCCTTTCCGATTCGCCGCTGGTGGCGACGTTCACGCTCATGGCGGCGCACACGAACACGCAGCCCATGACGCTATCCGACGGCAAGGGCGTCGAAATCCCGGTGCCGGCGGGCGTGCAGCTCCCGTTCGAGCGGGTCAACCTGGCGGACATCTACGTGCGGAGCAAGTCGGGCGATGTGGCATATGCGGTCGGCCACACGGCCGGATAGAGCAGGAGAAGGACGATGGCGATCAAACTCGGCATGGAAGCCAAGCTCCTCTACAAGACCGGCGGTCAGGCCGGTGGCGGGGCGTGGACCGAACTCGGCAACACCCGTGACGTCACGCTGAACCTAGAGGCGGGCGAGGCGGACGTGACGACACGTGCCAACAGCGGGTGGCGGGCCACCGTCGCCACGCTCAAGGAGGCCAGCGTCGAGTTCGAGATGGTGTGGGACACGGCGGATGCCGGGTTCACCGCCATCAAGAACGCGTTCTTCGGCAACGACCCGATCGGCTTCCAGATTCTCGATGAGACCAGCGGCCAGGGCCTGCAGGCGGACTTCTCCATCACGAACTTCTCGCGGAACGAGGCGCTGGAGGAGGCGATTACCGTGTCGGTCACCGCCAAGGTGACGTACTCGGCGGCGGCGCCCTCATGGATCGGTGGTTAAGTCTGTCGGATCACTGTCGGGTTCGCGTCGGATTCCTGTCGGGTGCTGACTCACGGAGGCACGGATGCAGTCATTCAAGGACAACCAAGGGCGGCAGTGGTCGGTCGAGATCAACGTCACCGCCATCAAGCGCGTGCGCGGCCTCACCGGCGAGGACCTCATGCAGGTCATCGAGGGGACGCTGATCGAGAAGCTGATCCGGGATCCCGTGTTGCTCTGCGATGTGGTCTACGCCATCTGCAAGCCCGAGGCGGACGCCCGCAGCGTTTCCGATGAGGAGTTCGGCAAGGCGATGGCGGGCGATGCCATCGAAGCCGCGACGACGGCGGTGCTGGAGGAACTCGTGGGTTTCTGCCCGAGCCCGAGGGACCGGGCCAACCTCGGGCGGGTGCTCCAGGCCACGCGGAAGGTGATGGACCGGGCGCGGGACCTGGTGGAGAAGAAGCTCGACAGCGGGGAACTGGATCGGCTGGCGGACCGCCTGCTGGCAGAGGGATCACCGGAAGCGACTGCTGGAAGCTCGTCCATCAGTGCGCCGGAATCCTCGGCATCGACCCCGGCCCCCTGACCCTCCGTGATCTGGTGGCAATGCTCGACGGCAGGCAGCGCCACGACTGGTCGATCGCCTCCGCCGTCATGGCGCTCGTCGCCAACATCCACCGCGACCCCAAGCGATCCCGCCGACTGAACCCCACCGACTTCGACCCCTTCGTCAAGCGCAACCGGCCCATCCCGGTCGGCGTGTCGGTCCTCAAGGACGTGTTCATCGACGGCAAGATGCCCCCCATCCCCAAGGAGGCTCACGGATGAAGTTCCTCAGCTCGCTTTCCACCCGCCATTACGTCTACATCGTCGGCCTGATGCTCATGGCGCTTGTGCTGGCGTCGTGCGCAGGCTTCGACCTGGGCGACCTCGTGAAGGTCAAGACGCCGAACACCATCCAGCAGACCACGGGGCTGCCATCCACGCTCAGCCTGAACGAGGCCGAGGTCGAGTACCAGAACTGGTTCAACCAGACGCAGACGATCGGTGCGCAGTGGAAGGGCAACATCGAGAAGGCCGGCGAACTCCGTGGCCTGTTCAGCCAGCTCACGTTGTCGGCCCTCGACACCGTTGGGCCGACGGTCGCGGGCCTACCCGTGCTCGGCCCGGCGCTACCAGCGCTCACCGGGATCGTCGGCTTGTTCATCGGCTCGGGCCGGCTCCGCAAGGAGAAGGAGGCGTCGTTCAACAAGGGCCTGGAGAAGGGCAGCGGCCTCGCTGGAGTCCCCCCCAGCGGCGGGAGCGGCGTGTGATCACCATGCGGATCAAGGACATGTTCTTCGACCGCGCGGCGGTGGTCCGTGCGGTCGATGGGGCCAAGCGGAAGGTGCTCAGCAAGGCCGGCGCGTTCATCCGCACGGCGGCCCGCACGAGCATCCGCAAGCGCAAAGGGCCCGCACCCGCGGGCAAGCCGCCCCACTCGCACGAGGGGAGCCTGCGACGGCTCATCCTCTTCGGGTACGACAAGGCGGCGGACTCCGTGGTCGTCGGCCCCGTGGGCTTCAAGAAGAGCGTCGCGCCCAATGTGCTGGAGTACGGCGGGGACACGGTCGTGCTGCGGCGCAGGGGCGGACGACTCACATCGCAGAAGGTCACGATCGCCGCGCGGCCGTACATGGCCCCGGCGCTGGAGCAGGAGCGGCCGAAGTTGCCGCTGCAGTGGCGGAACTCGATTCGGAAGGGGGCCTGATCGGTGGCCGACACGCGGGGCATCCGGGCTGGTCGGGCGTTCGTCGAACTCGGCGTGAGCGACAAGCTCACGGCCGGGCTTCGTCGCGCCCAGAAGCAGCTCGAGGCCTTCGGCGCTGGCCTGCGGTCCGTCGGCACCCGGCTCGCGGGGATCGGCGCGACAGCGGTCGCGGCGCTGCTCGGCACGGCGAAGGCCTTCTCTGACACGGGCGACATGCTCGACAAGATGAGCCAGCGGACCGGCGTGAGCGTGGAGGCCCTGTCCGAGCTTGGGTTCGCGGCCGACCTCTCGGGCACCGACCTGGAAGCCCTGGAGGCCGGGCTCCGCAACATGCAGCGGACGCTCACGGGCGCGGCGCAAGGCTCGGCATCCGCGGGCGACGCCCTCGGGCGGCTTTGTCTGACCGCCGCCCAACTAGCGGGCCTCGCACCGGATGAACAGTTCAAGGTCCTCGCGGAACGCATCTCGCAGGTGCGCGACCCCGCCCTCCGCGCTGCGCTGGCGATGGAGGTCTTCGGCAAGGCCGGAACGAAGCTTCTGCCGCTTATGGCGGATGGCGCGGCGGGCATCGAGGCGATGCAGCAAGAAGCCCGGCGCCTCGGCCTCACCGTCAGCACCGAGACCGCCCGCGACGCCGCCGCGCTGAACGATGCCCTCGGCACCCTCTGGAAGGTGCTCAAGCAGGGCGTGTTCACGATCGGCGGCGCGCTCGCGCCCACGCTTAAGGACCTCGCCGAGCGGATCACCCGCATCGTCGTGAGCGTCACCACCTGGATCAAGGCCAACCGCGAGACGGTCGTGTGGGCGCTGAAGATCGCCGCCGCCGTCGCCGTGGCGGGCATCGCCATCATGGCGCTGGGGTACATCGTCACCGGCATCGGAGCGACCCTCGGCATCGTCGCGGGCGTGATCGGTGGCATCGGAACCGCCTTCAGCCTGATCGGAGCCGCCATCGCGGCGATCCTGCCGCCGGTCTGGCTGGCGATCGCCGCGATCGTGGCGCTCGGCGGCGTGCTCATCGTCACCACGGGCGTCGGCGGGGAGGCCCTCGCCTGGCTCGGCGAACAGTTCACGCGCCTGCGCGACTGGGTGACAAAGGTCGTCGGCGGTATCTCAGACGCCCTCGCGGCGGGCGACATCGCGCTGGCCGCCGAGATCCTGTGGCTATCCCTGAAGGTGGTCTGGCAGCAGGGCGTCGCCGCGCTGAACAAGGTTTGGCTGGAGGCCAAGGAGTTCTTCGTCTCCACCGCCTATGGCATGTGGTACGGGGCGCTGGCCGCCGCGGAGATCGTCTTCCACGCGCTCGAGATCGCCTGGATCGAGACCACGTCGTTCCTTTCCAAGACCTGGACCAACTTCACCACCGGCTTCCAGCAGGTGTGGGAGTCGGCATCGTCGTGGGTCGCCAAGCGGATGCTGGAGATCCAGGGGCTGTTCGACTCCGGGCTCGACGTGGACGCCGCGAAGAGGGCCGTCGATGATCAACTCGAATCCCGCCTTGCGGAACTGGAGAGCGCGGCCCAGCGGCAAGTGGCCGAGCGCGAGGGACAGCGCGAGGCCGAGCGCGAGCAAGCCGCCGCCCTGCACGAGGCAACCCTGGCCGGGATCGGTCGTGACTTTGAGGAGGCCCAGGCCGCGCTCAAGGCGAACACGGAGGCCGGGCTCGCGGAGTCGCAATCGGCGCTGGATGCCGCGAAGCAGAAGCTCGCCGACGCCATCGAGCAGGCCCGTCAGAAGCGCGAAGCGGCTGACGCTGAGCGCGGGCCCGGGCGCACGCCCCGCGACCTGATGGCCGAGTTCGAGGACCGCCTCGCCGGGCTCGGAGACGTCATTGGCAAGGGAATCAGCGTGCGCGGGACGTTCAACGTGCGCGCGGCGCAGGGCCTGGAGTCAGACGGAGGGGCCGCCGAGCGCACCGCCCGGGCCACCGAGCAGACCGCCAAGCACACCAAGCGCCTGGCCGACGCCGCGCATAGCGGCGGGCTGACGTTCGCCTAAGGAGACACGTTCGTGGCGATCACGGTGACGGAGAAGTTCGAGAGCCGCAAGTCCACCAAGGGCGACAATCCCTCGGCGGAGTTGGTCTACACCGTGCGCGGGACCAATGACGACCTCGCGGCCCGCAACGCGGCCGAGACGACAAGCCCCGCGACCTACGACGGCCAGCCCCGGCAATCCACCTCCGTCGAGCCCGTCGGCGATGAGCTGTGGGAGGCCGTGGTCCGGTACGGGAAGGCCCAAGGAGGCTCGCTCCCCGAGCCGGGCGAGAGCATCTTCTCCTTCGACACCGGCGGCGGCACGCAGCACATCACCCAGAGCAAGGAAACGGTGTCGTCGCACGCGCCCTCGGGCTCGTCGCCACCTGACTTCGGCGGCGCAATCGGTGTCACCGCCGACGGCGTCGAGGGCGTGGACATCACCGTCCCGGTCTTTCAGTTCTCCGAGACGCACTACTTCACCAACGACCAGGTCACGCCGTCGTACAAGGGCACGCTCTTTACGCTCACGGGCAAGGTGAACTCTGGCGCGTTCAAGGGGTTTCAGGCGGGCGAGGTCCTGTTCCTCGGCGCATCGGGCGCGCGGCGCGGCACCGATCCCGACGACGACTGGGAGATCACCTTCCGGTTCGCGGCCAGCCCCAACGCGAGCGGCATCTCGGTCGGCGACATCAGCGGCATCAGCAAGAAGGGGTGGGAGTACCTGTGGGTGCGGTACGCCGACCAGGAAGACACCGGATCGCACGCGATCGTGAAGCGCCCAGTCGCGGCGTATGTCGAGCGCGTGTACGACGAGGGCAGCTTCGCCGGACTGGGAATCTGACCCCCCACGAGGAGACGCATGGGCGACCTGTTCCGCAAAGTCCGATCGGGCCAACCGCTCCGCATCCCCGCGGCGGCGTACAACGCCTTCGTTGACGCGGCGGTCGATCTGCGCCGACGGGAGCAGAATGCCAATGCGGGGCCCGCGCTGGAGCCGGCGCAGCGCGGCATCGTGTTGGTCCGCAACGACTCAGACGATGACATCGAGCCGTACCACGCGCTCGCGATCACCGGCGTTCTGGTTCAGCCCGACAACGAGGACCAGGAGCGCACGTTCCACAGCCGCACGCCGCTGACGGGCGAGATCGCAACCGACGAGTCGCCGTCGCTCTCGTTCGTGCTGGCCCTCCAGCCGATCAAGTCGGGCGAACTCGGCCGCTGCGTGCTCACGGGCGTCACGCCGGCGCGGGTCTACATCACGAACGAGACGGATACGACCTGCGAGCTGGCTCCCGAGGAGACCATGCTGGCCAGCACGCCCATGGGCGGCATCCCGATCCTGTGGAAGGAGGAGGGCACCGGCGAGAAGTGGGCCGTCATCGAGATGGGTCAGCCGTCGCCCGGCCGCGTCACGGCGATCCTCGGGGCAGCGCAGCCTATTCCCACTGAGAACAACCGCTGGCGCTACCCGTGGGTCGAGGCCCGGATCGACGGCGATCCCGGCAGCGACACCTACCTGCGCTATGTCCCCGTGCCCGAAGGGCTGTCCTCGCAGCTCCCCGGCGGCGGCGAGGACCCGACGCGGCTGGCGATCAACCGCTTCGAGGCCCATCACATGAACGACTTCGACCCCGGCTCGGGCTTCGGCGGCCTGCTGGGGTTGGGTCCGGTCTGTGAGTTGCCCGGCGTGCTGCCGAAGTGCCCGCCCGCGCGGTCGCTCAAGCCCAAGCTCGTGCCGATACCGGAGGGCGTCTGCGTGCAGCTCACCTGTGAGCGCAACAGCAAGGGCAGGCCGGTGTGGGTGTTCGAGGCGATGAGCCTGATTGAGATCGCCGACCCGGCCGACGAGAACCGCAAGTTCAACATCTACATCGAGGGAGGCGCATGAGCACGACCTCCTTGACCAAGCCCACACTCGATATCCGGCGCGAGCACGAGCGGAAAAAGTACGTCGCGTTGGCCGCGCGGCCAGCCGCGCCCGGGACTGGGTATGGCGCAACCAACCACGGCGCGGCCGCGATCGCGCTCGTGCAGCGCCTGAAGCCCCGCTTCATCGTGGACTTCGGGTGCGGGCGGAATGACTTCATCGGCGCGTTGCGGCGGGTCGGGATCGACGGGCTCGGCATCGACTTCGCCTTCCCCGAAGCGGACATCCCGCGGGCGATGCACAAGACCGGTCTGCTCGACGGCGTGGCCGACGTGGTGACAAGCTTCGATGCCCTGGAGCACCTTCTCCCGGAGGATGTGGACGCGGTGCTCGCCGAGATGCGGCGGCTGGCACGCCCGCGGGGTCACTTCGTGTTCTCGATCTGCACGCGTCCGAGCCGGACAACCGTCGCCGGCGAGGGACTGCACCCCACCGTGCGGCCGCTGGCGTGGTGGCTGGATCGCATCGGCCAGGTCGGCACGGTGACGACGCCAAAGGCGGAGGGCCGCTACATCGTCGGGCGGTTCGCGGCCAAGGAGGGCCGGGGGGGGTGCGGCTGTGCGTGAGAACCAGTCGGACATCGCGGCGCTTCAGGCGGGACTCAAGGCACGGAAGCCCGCGCGGGATGGCCTGCGCCTCTACACAGCCGACTTCGACTCGGTCTCGCTCGCCGGGTTCTATCGCGGGCGTTCGGCGTTCCTGATCCTGTCGGGGCCGTCGCTCACGCAGGTGGACCTGATGCAGCTCAACAAGCGCGGCATCGTCACGATGGGGGTGAACAACTCCTGGTCCGTGCATCGCCCGACGCTGTGGACCTGCGTGGACGATCCTGGCCGCTTCATCGACACCGGCTGGAAGGATCCCGGCATCCTGAAGTTCGTGCCGACGTGCGCGTGGGACAAGCGCCTCCGCATCCAGAATCCCGACGGCACGATGCGTGCCAGCGCATTCAAGGTCCACCAGATGCCCAGCGTGCTGTTGTTCCGCCGCGCCGATCATTTCGATCATGCGCGGTTCCTCACGGGCGACTCCGTGCCCTGGGGCAACGACGCCAAGCACGCGGATTCTCTCGGCATCACCGGCAAGCGGAGCGTCATGCTTGTCGCCCTGCGCCTCCTGCATCACCTCGGCTTCGGCACGGTGTACCTGCTCGGCTGCGACTTCAAGATGGCGACCGACCGCAAGTATGCCTTCGAGGAGCACCGCGCCCCCAACGCCATCCGGCACAACAACGTCCTGTACGACTCCCTGGCCCGCCGCTTCGAGGCCCTGCGGCCGCACTTTGACAAGCACCGCTTCCGCGTCATCAACTGCTCGCCCGGCAGTGAGCTCCAGGCGTTCGAGCGCATGGACTTCGCCGCGGCGGTGAAGGCCGCATCCACTGAGTGCGGCAAGCCCGTGAGCACGCAGGGCTGGTACGAACCCAATCCGAAGCCGACCCCGCAGGAGGCCGCCCGATGAGCGACGGCCCGACCCGATACTATTTATACATCCCCGTCTGGGCGACGGGCCGTCCGCCCACGGGTGGCGGGTCGAGCAACTACTCCACGCCGTCGGGTTCGACGCCCGAGAGCACCTACTCGACGCCGACAAGCACGCCGAGCATGCCGTCGAGCTATTCGACGACGGGCGATGTCATCTACACGACCGGCTCCGGCGGAACGCCCACGCTCACGTTCTACACCACCGGCGCCTTCACCAGCAACACTTCGGGGACGACGCACACGCCGTCGAGCAGCGGGTCGAGCGACTCCATGTCCTCAGGATCGACGGGTTCGAGCAGCGGCACGCCGACATCATCGTCAGGCTCGATGTCGTCCAGCGGGGGATCTTCGTCGGGATCATCGTCGAGCGGGTCCTCCAGCAGCGGGTCTGGCTCTTCGAGCGGATCGGGGTCATCGGGTTCGGGCAGTAGCGGACAAAGCAGCGGAATGTCCAGCGGCGCTTCATCCGGCGCCAGCAGCGGCATGAGTTCCGGAGCCTCGTCCGGCGCATCCTCCGGAGGATCATCCGGCGGCGGCTCGTCTGGTGGAGGATCGTCCGGCGGCGGTGGTTCGAGCGGCGGTGGTTCCGGCCCCGGTGGGTCCGGTCCAGGCGGCTCGGGTCCGGGCGGCAGCGGGCCGGGTTCCGGCCCCGGCAGCAACTGCCTCCTCTTTGGGACGCTCGTACGCCTCGAGGACGGCCGCCTTACGCCCATCGAGAACCTCAAGCCGGGCGACCGCGTGGCATCCATCCAGGTGCCCGGCCTGGAGGTCGATGTCCCCTACCGCGCCCAGTACAACTGGCTCTCGCACCACGGCCTGCACGGCGCAACGCCCGTCGCTGCCCGCGTCGCCAGCATCCGCCTCGGCGAGCACCACGGCTTCATCGTCATCAACCGCCGCCTGAAGGCGACGCCCGAGCACCCGTTCATGATCCGCCGCGGCGACGAGTGGGGCTTCGCGTCCGCGGAGTTCATCCAGGCAGGCGACTTCCTGATCGACGAGCACATGAACGAGGAAGAAGTCGATTCGGTCCTCCGTATCGACGCCCCGACACGCACCGTGGCCATCCACATTCCCGGTACGAACACGCTTCTGGCCGAGGGAGTGTGGGTCCACAACGACATGCCCGCTACGGCCCACAGCGGCTCGAGCGGATCATCCTCCGGATCGGGCTCTGGTTCCGGTTCGGGATCGGGGTCAGGGTCAGGATCGATGTCTGGATCAACCAGCGGGTCGTCCAGCAGCGGATCGTCGTCCCGCAGCAAGTCTAGCGGGTCGTCCTCGTTCTCGACCTCTGGGTCCACGTCCGGCAGCGGTCTGGCAGCATGAGCGGATCGAGCAGCCCGTCCGGCGGTGGGTCAGGGTCGGTGATCGAGCAGTAGCTGACTCAGAGCGCGGTCTCACGAGAAGTCACATCGCGCGAGCCAGCCTGGCCTTGATGCGGAAGTAGGTGGCACGGGAGGCGCCGGTGATCTCGGAGAATCTCACGGCTCTGGCCTCCTCCGTTCGCATCGATGGGTCGTGCTGCATCGCGAGCACACAGGCAACGCGGCTGTCGGGCACCACCATCTGCAGCAGGCTCGCTCGCCAATCCGACAAGCCCGCCTTTCTCAGTTGCGAGCCCTTGCAGTAGTGCCGCATCGACACCGCCGGGATCATCGGCAGGAGATGCTCGATGAACCCGTAGACATCCGGGTCGTTCAGCCACGCACCGACTCTGCGGTGCACTTCCGTGTTAGAGGGGTTGAAGTGCAGAATGATCGCGCGGTCCTCGAGCGCCCGGACGTTTGGATTCAGGCTCTTCCATTCGTTGGCGATTAGGATCACGCTGCTGGTCGTGGTGAACGACGAGGGGACCCTCCCCTCGTTCATCGTCAGATTGGTGAGCCAGTTCAGTCGCTTTTCGCGCACGGTGTTGCACAAGGCCTTCAGGAGCCGAACGCAGTCGCTGTCCGCGTACAACCGATCGAGGTCATCCAGCACGACCGCTTGGCCACGATGCTCCCAGAGCTGCCGATAGAGCCCGAATGGCTGCGTGTGGCCCTCCACATAGAGCACCCGCACGTCAGCGGCGCTCGACCGCTCGGGTACCCCGAGCGTGCGACGAACAATCTCGCTCTTGCCAGTGCCGTGCCTCCCCAGCAGAAGCACAAGCCCCAGTTCACCCCTCGCGAACTTGGAGATGTACAGCTCCAGCTGCGCGTACTCGGTCAGACGGATGACCTCGGGCGGCAGGGTCGGAGATCGTGATCGAGTCGGCATGGTGTGTGCCTCGGGACACAGGATCAAGAGCGATGAGACATTGAGACTTCTAGCGGTTTCGTCGCTGCTACACGCTCCCTTCTGGTCTCACGGGCTCATCGCCCTGCGACTGACCATCGGGGGATTCAGCACTCTCCGCCCGCGAGTCTCGCGTGGCTTTCGAGCGCCGCCCTCTGTGCTCGGCGGGATCAAGGCCCGCCGCGCAGATCGCATCGTCCCAACTTCCCAAACATCGCTTTGCCGCACCGTACAAGCTCGAGTCGTCCCGAGAAACAGCCCAGGCGTTGATCCTCAACCCCTCGCGCAGCCGTTCTCGGATGGCCTCGACGATCCGTTCCTTGCCCCACGGTGCCCGCGCCTCGCCCGCAGACGCATCCCGCCGTGACGTCTGCCTGCTTCGGGAACGCTTCGATCGTCGAGGCGGCAGGTCGGCGGATCGGGGGTCTATGCCCGCAGCGGTCAGCGCAGCGTGCCAGCTGCCGAAGAACCGCTGGCCCGACTCAACGAGGGATCGGGGCTCGATTAGCCTCGCCACCAGTGGCTCTCCCCGGAGTGCACGCGTCAGAATCGCCTCGATGACCCGTTCCCGGGTCCACGGAACGACGCGCTGGAGCTTGGTCGGATCGACACCCGCCGCGAGCACGGCCTTGGACCAGGAGCCGAAGTGCCGGCGAGCCGCGGATACGAGGTTGTGGTAGCGTTGGTCAATCTGGTCAGTTGTCAGCGGCCGGCGGCGGCGTGAGATCTGCCGGATTTTCGCCAGGATCTTCGCCGGTGACCAGCGCTCCCACGTCATGACTCGCTCGGGCGGGATGCCCGCCGCGACGATCGCGTTCCGCCATGATCCGAATATCCGGCGCGCCGCCGAGTACAGCAAGGGATCGACGCCCTCTCCGCTGGCGTTCAATGCGAGTCCATCGGCCTCCCGCTCAAGGATGTAGCGGAGGATCCTTTCTCGTGTCCACCTGGTGCGCATGGCTAGCCCCGGGCATCCGCGATGATCGTCTCGAACCTGGACACGATCGCCGGATGATTCTGGTTCAGGTACTCGCGCAGGCGGGTATTGGTCACGAGCGACCGCGCGTAGATCGCCAGGCGCAGCAGGTCCGCGGTGTACTGCTTGTACAACTGGGAGTAGAAGTCGTGCTTCTGCTCGGCCTCGGCGAGCTTCTTCAGCAGGTCGTTCTTCCGCTGGGTCTTGCGGTCCCAGGGGTTGTGCTTCCGGCCTCTATTGTCGCGTTGCGCCGCGGGCGTCTTGACGACGAGGGTTCGCGCGAAGGTCGTGCTGAAGTCCTTGTACGTCTCCATCGTCCGCAGGATCTCCTTCTGACGCTGCGGCTTGACGTGGGTGAACTCTCGGGCGCACGCTCGTGTGATCTTCCCCGCGTCGTAGGCGCTGGCAACCTCGGCATGCAGCTGCTTGAGGAGCGACTTCTTCAGCCGGTGGTCGAGCGTCGCAACGCCCAGCGCGGCGGCGATCACGCTCTCGTCAACCTCGTCGAGCGCTTTCTCGATCATGCGGTGCTCTTGCACGGGCGACACCCGGTTCACCATGCGATTGCCGGTGAACGCCTCGCGCTGCTTGCCCATGATGCACGGCGCAACCTCGACCCCGAGTTCCACGAGGGCCCGATAGCGCTGCACCCCGTCAAGGATCACATAGTCGCCGTTCTCCGGGAAGACCACCAATGGCTCGACGAGGCCGACCGCTTTGATGCTGGCCACGATGCGGTCGTACTCACGTTTGGCGACCTTGCGATCCCGCAGCGGGCGCAGCTGGATTACAGGCACATCGATAGCGGCGGACTCGGTCAT